TTGGACCTTGCCGGGTTCAGGACGAGACAAAGGACCTAAATTCTTTTTGGCCCGAGTTCCAGAGTTAGCAGGATTCTTTTCCTTCTTCTCTTCGTCTTCCTTAGGCGGAGTACTCAGGGTGTGCTCGACAGCTTCCCCTGCTGACGCCTTATTGATGAGATCATCGATTCTTTTCAGTAATGACATGTGATTCCTCCGTCTGTCGGTAAAGTAAATTAACGGAAAATGTAGTTTTTTCCTTAAAAAATATCGCTCTTTTCGAGTACTTGAAAGAAATTGTCCAGGCCGCCTGCTTTCGTTATGAGGTTGATGACCTCGTCGATAACGGCGTCATGAGCGCCAGGATTGACGGTCTTGATTATGTCGTGGAGTTCTTTCTTGGTCTCGAAAAGAAGAATAGATTTCTTTCTAAACTCATTTTCCATAGTTGGATCAGTCAGTTGAGTAGTTTCCGGAACGCCCTTGTTCTTCTTTTCTTTAGCACCTTCTAAGTCCTGTTTCCTGATAGCCGCTCCCCCGGTGGTTCCTTCGTTGGCTATTCCTGCAGTTGAGACTCCGGCCTGTAATCCGACAGAACCGACAGCTGCCATGACATCCTTGTTCATGTCATTGATGACGTATCTTAGAACATCATCATAATTAGCAGGAACCATGGACTTGGTCAAAAAATCTATAGTTAGGGTGGCCTTGATGTTGACCGGGATGTGCGTGATGGCTACGTTAGTAATTCTTGCTTTTAGGATCTTGGACTTGTTGACCTCGGACCTCTCCGTGACCTTCCCTTCTATAGAGAAGCCCATGTTTCTCGGGTTCCCTACGTCGTGGAGTTCGCATATGAGGTTCCAGACGTGGTTGGCCATCTCAGTCTTGAAGAGCATCCCCTTGACGAAGAGTCCCTTGGAATCTACGTGTGCTTCGGTCGGGCAACCAATTATGTGACTTGGGGAGTTGTTGTGCATCCAGTTGAACCAACCCTGGGACTTAAAATACGATATGTCCAGGCCTTCTTGGATGACTCTTTCTTTGTCTGTGTCTTCGTGTCCGGTAGAAGCCATACCCTTAATTATCCTCTGGGTGGCGTTCTTTAGGTCCACCTGTCTGGCCTTCAGGATTTCGGGATCGACTTTTTCTTCGGAGATGTGAAGGTCGTCGGAAAAGACGTTAAAGTCGTCTTTTATCTCGTCTTGTGTCGTCATTAACTTCTCCAGGATGGATTGTTTCTAACGTTATACATTAGGAAGGAAAAATCTCTTTCCTCACTAATTTATCGAATGACGACGAGCCGAAAAATAAAAATTTACGAGGTTCGTGTACATACTTTTTAGGAAACTGTATATTCTTATAGTATTAAGAATGACATCTGGAATGCAGAACAAATAGAGGTACCAAATGAGCAGTGGAATATATCAAATAATCAATACCGTTAATAATAAATCTTATATTGGTAGTGCTTGTAATATTCACAAAAGGTGGCTAATGCACAAAAGGACCTTAAAACAAGGTTCTCATCATAATATTCATTTACAGAGAGCATGGTATCAATATGGTATTACTGCTTTTACGCTTTCCGTTGTGGAAGAAATCCTAAATAAATCAAAACTGATAGATAGAGAACAATATTATTTAAACACTCTTAAACCAGAATATAATATTTGTTTTGTCGCTGGAAATCAATTAGGTCAAAAACAATCAAAAGAAGCAAGACAAAAGAAAAGCTTAAAATTAAAAGGAAGACCTAAATCTGAAGAACATAAAAGAAGAATAAGTGAATCCAATAAAGGAAAACTTAAATCTGAAGATCACAAACAAAAACTAAGTGCCGTTAAAATAGGAAAAAATAATCCATTTTTCGGTAAAATACACTCCACATCTTCTAGAGAAAAAATGAAAGAAATGTGGATTAAAAGAAAGCTAAAAAATGAGTAATGACAACGATGGACTCCGTGATATGCAACGTGAGCTTAACGACTTAAATAGATTAGTAAAAGCCAAAAACTCCATAGTAGAAGCTAATACTCAATTAACTGGAATTGAAAAAACTAATCAAAGCCTATCAATCGTAGAAATAGATAATGAAGAATTTTCGTCTCTTGTAGAAAAAGTAGCTTCAATGCAATTTGAAGGAAACAAACGACAAGACATTATGTTATCCTTAGGACTTTCTGGAAAAGAATTTAAAGAAATCATCTTGAGTGCTGAATATGAGGACATTAAACAAAAATTAGTACAAGATAATAAAACATATCTTCTTGCAAAAATCTTGGGTAAATTTGACGACGCCATCAACACCCTTTCAGATTTACTAGTAACAGCAGACGAAGACAAAGTCAGGATGCAATCCGCAGCTCTGTTGATAGAGAACGCCAAAGAACTGTTACAGGACGCTCTGAACGACAGAACCGCTTCCACCATATCACAGGTAGCCAAAGCTGCCGCTTCAGGTGGTGACGAGACCACGATAAGGTTGGCAGAATTTGTCATAGGAAAGAGAAAAGAGCGCGGCCTTGACAAGTAAGACCGTTCCTGAATACACCCAGGAAAACATAGTCGGTCTGTGCCTGAACGATTACAGGTTCTTCACAGAGACCTTCATCTCCATCAAGGACAAGAAGCGCCAGATCATACCGTTTCTGTTCAACGACATACAGGAACAGTTTTACGCGACGTACCTGGACCTAAGAAAAAAGGGGATCAGGCAGCACATAATCCTGAAACCAAGGCAGCTTGGTTTTACCACTATGATCTGTGCCCTGTTCTTGGCAGAAGCCATTTTGGTTCCCAACACCGTCGCGGTCATCATCGCTCACGACGCAGAGTCTACTGCCAGAATCTTCGAAATCACGAAACTCATGTACGACAATCTCCCCGACGAGATAAGACCGGTCAGCAAGTATTCGTCAAGGAGAGAAATCGTCTTCGAGACGATCAATTCGAAGATCTTCATCGGTACCGCCGGATCCACCGGGTTTGGTCGAGGAACTACCATCAACCTACTCCACTGTTCAGAATTTGCTTTCTGGGACAAACCAGAAGAGATCCTTCCGTCGCTCATTCAGACCGTCCCAATGGAGAACGGTGTCATCATCTTCGAGACCACTGCGAACGGGTACAACCACTTCCACGACAGTTACATGGAAGCCGTCAGGACTTCGGAGATAGAGAGAAAGATAAATGACGTTCCTTATCCTCACTTCTACCGCTGGTTCGATCACGCCGAGTACAAGTTCGAAATAGGGAACGAAGAACAGGCCTACATACAGGAGACTCTGACCGACGAAGAAAAAGATTTCATGGTCGTTCACGGTACTAACCTCCAACAGATGGCGTGGAGAAGGTCAAAACAACAGACCCTAAAGGAAAAGTTCCTCCAAGAGTACCCAGAAGACGACCAGTCCTGTTTCCTCTCGTCCGGAAAACCCTTCTTTGACAGGGACATGATAAAGTCAATCAGTCTCTGGATAGAAGCCAACAAGGTCGTCGAATGGCAGAAAGTGGAACAGGAGAAGATAAAGATCTACAAGACATTCGATCCGGATCCAAAGTTTAGACACATACTCTGTGTTGATCCGGCGGAAGGAAACCCTACCGGTTCCTCGTCTGCTGCCTACATGTTAAGACTGCACAAGGACCCAGTAAGGATAGAGATGTGCGCCGAAATACGCGAGAAGATACCTATGCCAAAGTTCTGGAGACTCCTGTACCACCTGGGTTCCCTCTACAGGTACCCACAGTTGGCCATCGAAAGGAACAACCACGGTCACCTTCTGTGTTACTGGGCCGTCAACGGGTTGTTACAGGACGGCACCAAAGTGCTTGACAAGTATCCTAATATATACCACGGAACAGACGGAAAACCGGGGTTCGTGACAAATTCTGCCACCAGGCCTCTCATTCTGGACAACCTGTCTGAAGTTCTTAGGAACAACATGTTGGTCGTGTACAGCAAGATATGGTTGGACCAGGCCCTAAGCTTTGTTTACTCTGAAAAGAACAAACCAGAAGCGGAAGCCGGCAAAAAGGACGACTCCATCATCGCGGTTGCCATTGGAACGTTCATCCTGATAAACCAAAAGCAGGTCTCTAGCTTTAGATTCCTAAACGCTGACCAGTTCCCTGGAACCGGAGTGACATTACACCCGCAACCAGACAATAAAAAGACAATGTATGACGACCGGCTCTCTGTATATAAGGAACAACAGGATACAAATAGAAACGAACACATAAGATTCCTGTTACCAGATACAGCAGAACTTATTGACTATAAAAAGTTTATCTAATGATTGTCTATAAAACAACTAATTTAGTCGACGGTAAGATATACGTCGGAAAAGTATGTGGAAATAATGCAAAATACAATTCTTATCTAGGTTCTGGAACTCATTTAAATAGAGCTATAGAAAAATACGGAAAAGAAAACTTTAATAGAACAACCATAGACATTGCAGAGGACAAAGAAAATCAAAACTTAAAAGAAATTTTTTGGATTAATTTTTATAATTCTAAAAATCCTAACATTGGTTATAATATTCAACCAGGCGGGGAAGGAAATGGAATTACTCATTCTGAAGAAACAAAAAGGAAAATGAGTGATTCTGCAAAAAAGAGAGACAATAGTGGAAGAAAAAGCAAGAAAGTTAAAACAATGTCAAAAGAAACAATAGAAAAAATAAGACAAAAAGCAATCGGTAGAAAACCCACAGAAGAAACAAGACAAAAATTAAGTAAATCTCATCTTGGTCATAAACATTCAGATGAGACAAAACAAAAAATAGGTATAGCTTCCAAAAATAGACATAAGAAATTTATTTAAATAAAAATAGGAGTTCGTAATGGCAAGAAAAAAGAACGCGACTTTAGCTGGTCCTCTTTTCGTAGAGAATGGTGGAACGGCGGACATATCTAAGTCTAAGCAAGTAGAACTGTCTGGCGGAAAGATAGTCGGAGCACAGGACCCCTCAGAACAGAAACCGGTATCCAAATTTTACGACCCGCTGTTCGTACTCGACTATTTGCAATTCAAGTCGAAGAACACGTCGTGGTCGCTGTCCTACCAACTTCTTAGAAAGATCTCTTACAGGAACGGCGTAATAGCCTCCATCATAAATACCAGGGTGAACCAGGTCTCCCTGTTTTCCAGCCAGTACCTTACTCCAAATGACAGGATCGGTTACACGGTCTACCCAAAATCACAGAAGTTCGGTCACCTCTTAAGACAGGCCAATCCAAACCTTCCTCCTCAAACCATGACCGAAGAACAGGTTAAGAAGATGATGTACCTCATGGACTTCATCGAAAACTGCGGGGAGAGAGAAACACTGGGAAACGATCCTGAAAGAAGTAATTTCATGGAATTTCTCAAGAAGATAACGAGAGATAGCCTCACCTTCGACCAACTGTGTTTCGAAATCGTGAAAGATCCTAAGACTAACAAGCCTGCCGCGGTTTATGCCGTGGATTCAGGGACCATCAGGATCGCCGACCCGAAAACAAAAAGGGACAAGGGGATATACTTCGTCCAATACCTAGACGGTATCTTGTACACCGGTTACACCTACGACGAGATGGCCTTCGCTCTCAGAAACCCGACCACGGACATTAGGACGAACGGTTACGGCGTATCTGAAATCGAGATGGCACTCAACTACATCGCCGCTCAAATCTACGGAGAAGAGTACAACAAGAGGTTTTTCACGCAGGGTTCAGCACCGAAGGGAATCCTGAACGTCAAGGGAACCTCCTTGCCGACCGAAGAACTTGACGCGTTCCGCAGAGCCTGGCACTCGCAGATAGCCGGAGTGAACAACGCTTGGAAGACTCCAATCATCGCCTCTGAGGGTCTTGAATGGATCAACTTCAACCAGTCCAACAGAGAGATGGAGTTCGCAAGGTGGTTGGAATACCTTGTCAACGTCATCTGCGCCATATACCAGATTGACCCGGTCGAAATCAACTTCCCCAACAAGGGGGGTGTTTCCGGTGGTGCCGGCGGAAGGAGTCTAAGCGATTCCTCTGCTATCGAAAGAATCAAGTTCTCGAAGGACAAAGGGCTTGTTCCTTTCCTAAAGTTCATGGAAACTGTCATAAATAAATACATCATCAGTCCTCTTACCGACGGAGAATGGGAATTCAGTTTCTACGGTTACACGGACGTCATCGACGCCCAGAAGATGAACATGGAAACCCAGGAAGTCGGTTATCTAAGGACCGTGAACGAGATGAGATCACAGTACGGTCTGAAGCCTCTTGAAGGTGGAGACATCATCCTCAATCCTACCTACGTACAGTACAAGATGCAGAAACAGCAACTTGACGTCGAACAGGGAAAACCTCCCGGTGATGACACCGGAGGAGACATGGTCGCAGGTGAGACCGCAACAGAAGAGGAAAGCGAAGACGAAATGTTCAACGCCGACGACGGGGAAGACTCTGTTGACGAATACGGCGGAGAAAGCGATTTCAAGACTAGCATGGGTGGACCGACATTAGCGTCCGGTGGAATCGACACTTCGCGCGAACCGCCAACCACTATCGGCGGCTAACGAGTAACTACGTGTTCAAAAATACAAGAAGGTATTAGTATAGTACCAAATTGCAGGGGTAAAAGATGGAAACAACCACAGAGAAAGTATCAACCACGAAGATCATGAGCGTGTTCTTTCCGATCAAACCGCTCTCACACAAGTTCAGTAACGGCTTCATAGCCAACCAGATAACGCAGTTCATTCCTAGACTAAAAGAGTTCTCTGAAAAAGTCATCGTCTACAGGATAGACAACGAACACTTCTACACATTCGACTGGGGAAAAGAGAAGTTCGGAGACACGTTCGAGGTCGTCACCAACAAGACCATCGTCCTCATGCTTTCCATAGACAAGACGAAGAACCTGGAACTCACCGGGTTGCTCGATCCAGAACTCACCAAAAACGTGAACATCATCCGAGCCCACAGGAAGAAGATAGACAAGGGAGAACAGAAGCCGTCTTACATATTTTACACCATCAATTCCACCAAGCTCCTGAACAACATGATTGAGAAACTCTCCGGTGTGGACGAATCCGGAAGCACGTATTTCATACTTGGAGCCAACAGCGCCAAAAGAAAAGAGCTCGACGTAGAAAAGAGTCTTACCACTGAAAAATTGTGTATCATGAACTACTTGTTTACCGTGGACTTCACAAAAAACGCAAGCGAGGAGAGCCTAAATGAATTCCTAAAGAAGAAGGTAGGGAGCAGCCTTAATAGCATAACAACAAAATAAGAAACTCTGTGTACAACCAATTAGCATGATGTATAATATAAAAAGTAGCATAAAAAGGAGCCAGTATGAAGATAAGAGCAAAAGAGACTTTTGAAAAAAAATTCACAGCAACAAAGAACACGGTCTCCACAAATGGATCGGTAGACTACCTCAAGTTCCTCAAGAACAACACTTATTCGTTCCTTATCGTCCCTAAAGTTGTTTCCATTGATTTGGAAAAGGACGAAGTCGAGATTGATTACCCGTTTGAGGAAGTCAACACTCACTTTGGTCTCTACGATCTTGCCAAAGCAAGAGGACTAAGAGCACAGAGGATCAACTGCAAAGGATGTGTGGTGGACAAGTGGTTATCCGAAACTAAGGTCCCCAAAGCGGTCTGGCGCGTCGCAGTTCCTACCAAGTTTTTCAACGCTTACGTCATCCACGAGAAGAAAATCAAGATTGCCTCTTTCCAGGACTATCTCTACGTCATTCTGCTTGACAGGATCTCTAAGATAATGGCAGAACTGAACATAAACCTGATTGACGTCTTTCGCTACAGGGTGAAAGTATACACAAACCCAGAAGGAAGATTTGACGTTGCCATGGAAGTAGAAAACCCAATCAACGCAGAATCTTCTGGTTATATGAACGTGTTGAACGTAGTTAATAAGAAGCCCCTTGACCTCTACATCGAACAGAACATCTGTGCTGAACCGGAGTTCA